GCCGACACCAGCCAGCGGGTGTTGGGTTGCTCCCAGGCCCACCAGCCCAGTGTCTCGGCGGCTGCCCGGGTCTTGCCGGCGCCGCGCCCCGCGCACATCAGCCAGATGCTCCACCAGTCCCCCGGCGGCTCGATCTGGTGCTTGTGCGCTTTCATGAGCCAGCGCGCGCGCCAGTCGAACGCCGCCCGCTGCGCCGCGGGGAGTTGCGAGTACTGCTTGAGGACCGCCGGGTCTTCGAGCAGCTCCAGCATTACGCGACGCCTTTGGTCTTCTCGAACGTGCGCAGGCCGCCCAGGCCGAGCATGCCGAGCATGAGCTCCCAGAGATTTCCGTCGATGCCCGGCAGCGCCGGCCATGCGTGCCCGGTCACGATGCCGGCCCACTGCAGCAGGGGCCGCGCGACGTACTGGCCGGCCAGCGCCGCAGCGCAGACCCAGCCGATCGCCGGGCGCCAGCCGCTGGTGAACGCGCTGGGGCTGGCCGCCTCGGCTTTGTTGGTGTCGAGCTGGCCCTGGACGATCGCCACCGCCGCGGCGAGCTGCGCCGCCTCGGCTGCCGACTTGTCGGGCCAGATCTTGCCGATCGCCGCGGTGGCGAGCTCGATGCCGGCGGTCAGCGGATCTACTGCCACTTGTCGGTCTCCATCTGCGTCGCGAGCCGCATCGCCCTGGCGGGCGTCTGCTTCGCCCAGGTGCTGTTGAGCATCTCCACCGCAGCATCGCCGTACTGGCCGTCCTCAACGCTGCCCAGGGTCCTGTGGAAGGCCAGCAGGCCCTTGGTGCCCAGTTGGAAGGCCATGTTCACCAGGACGGCTTGCCGGGCCTCTGAGAGCCTCGCAGCCCACGGCAGGGCTCGCAGGACCTCGGCGGTCTTGGCCTTGATGTCGTTGTCGAGTAGGTAGTCGATCTCTTCGTTCGACAGGCCGCCGCCCTTGCGCGCGTCGATCAGGCGCCCGACGCCGATCGTCCAGTAGCCCAGGCTGTCCTGGTAGGCGCAGGACTCGGTGCCCTCGTCGCGCCGGAGCTGCTCGGTGAGCGTCACTTGTCGGCCTTGCCGTCGAGCCGGTCGAAGATCTTGCCCAACATCTCCTTGATCTCTTTCAGATCCGATCGGTAGTCGTCGCGCGTGACGTAGGTCTTGGGCAGCTCCACCGACAGGCGGGCCAGATCGGCCTTGAGCTCTTTGACCGCCGACCAGAGCTCGCGGGCAAACCATCCGGTGACCGCGGAGATAGTCCCCAGGCCGATATCGATCAGGTGCTGGGGATCCATCCGTTATTCCTCTGATTGGCGCTTGAGCGCCATGTTCTTCAGCAGCTCGCCGAATATGTCGAAGCTCACCACGTGCTCGACCTTCGAGTCGTCCACCGTCACATTCTGACGCGAACCGTACTTCTTGGGGTCCCAGCAGGCGAGCAGGCGCAGGCGGACGTCCGTCTGATTCTTGCGCCACGAGATACTGCCCGGGTCGTACCGCTTATTGCCCAGGTCGTCGTGGACCTCCAGCGGCTGAGTATCGATCAGCCGCATGCAATCCTGCGCGATGATCTCGTATCCGGTGTCCCGTGCGCGCGCGTACGCCAAAGCGAAGTCTGGGTCTTCGCGCTGCCAATCGGAAATTGCAACTGCACTTGGGTGCCCCGGCAGAGCGCACCATTGCGCCAGCGGCTTGCTCGACGCGATCCAGGCCGCAACGTCGAGCTTGAGCTCGGCCTTGTTGGGGAAGTTGCTTATGCCCTTGGGGCGTCCTCGTGTAGCCATGCGCGCGAGTTTACATCGCGTCAAGCACCCCTTGCAAACGTTGCCGGAGCTGGCCTTCAATCCAGAGTTTGCCGGTGTAGTCCGCCGGCAGTTCATGGGGCTCGTAGCCCTCGGGCAATGGCCCCTTGAGCTGCCCTGTCATGTCCGAGATCTGCAGCAGCACGAGCGTGAGCTGCGTCGTGCGGGCATCCAGGCGGGCGCGTAGCGCCTCAACCTGGGCCTCCAGCTTGGCGATGCGTTTGGCGTCAGTCATTTCAGGGCTATGTCGATGATCAAGGTCCTGCGCAGTCGCGCGTAGCGGATGCTGACGCGCTGCGCCGGGTACTTGGGCATGCAATGCTTGGCCCAAGAGTAGGCCGTTTCAAGGCGCGATCTGTCCATTGTCTTGCCGGTCAAGACGCTGTCGCTTGCAACGATGAAGTCCTCGTTCGCGTCCCATGCGGCCCGGACCGCCGCCTTGTTCGAATAGTCACGCCCGTGGGCGGGCGAGAGGACCATCATTGCGCTGCCCCCTCGACTGCGTCCCAGTACGCCTGCTCGCCGGGCGTCATGCCGGCCTCAAAGTACTCCTCGTCGGCCAGCTCGGCCTCGTAACGGGCCTGGGCGGCGGCCACGCGGGCCTGGATGTCCTGGCTGACCAGGGCGTTAAATTCGTTTTGGGTCATGTCGTCTCTCCGTTGCTGAAGTTGATATTGTAACCCGGAGTTTGAGGCTCCGGGTGTCCGCGTCAGAAGTGTGGGTTCTGCTCGTAATGGTGACCGTTCACCAGCGCCCAACCGTGCTGGAACCAACGGCCCGTGTTCTTGCTGCGGTTGAACACCTTGCCCTCGCTGGTCTCGACGCGCTTGAGCGACTTGCTGACCTTGACGACCGTGCCGCAGGGGTAGCAGTCGCCGTTGAACCCGTAGCTGACCTCGTCGCCGATCGCCGGGGCGCGGATGACGTCGTAGCGCGGGCTGCACTGGCCGCCGGCGTCGGTGGCGACGTACGCCTCGCCGCTGAACACCGAGGCCGCGTCGGCCACGACCTGCGCAAGCAGGAGCGTGTCGAAGTCATTGCGGTTGGCCCAGCCGCCGTCGCCGATCGAAAACCAGCGCGTGCCCACGCCACGGTGTTCTGCGGGCAGGCTGCCCTGGATGGCGGTGACTTCGAGGCGGCTGTTGAGGTGAAAGTAGTTCATGTCGGATCCTTGGGGTGGGTTGCTGAAGTAGAGATTCTAACCTGGAGTTTGAGGCTCCAGGTAAATTTTTTACGCTGCTTGCGTGACCTTGGGGCGCATGATCACGGTCTGCGCCACGCCGTTGTAGACCGCGTGGTCCTTGATGGTGGCCTTGACCTCGCCGGTCTCGTTCAGGCCCAGGAACTGGGCGTTGCCCTTGTAGATGACCACGTTGCCGGCTGCGTCGCGGCAGATGCTCATCCAGCTCGTGCCAAACTGGGACTCCAGGCGGAGCTCGCGCTCGCAGGTCAAGGTCAGGGTGACCTTGTCGCCGATGTAGCCAAAGTGCTGGCTGGGGGCCTTGGCACGCTTAGCGACCTCGGCATCCACCAGGGCAATCTGACGCTCTGTGGGGGCCTTGGCGCGGGCCAGGAAGGACTCGCGGAAGCCGACCCAGAAGTCGCCGTCCAGGCCCTGGAGCTTGGCAACGAACTCGGCGTTGTCGGCCACGAAGGCCGCGCGCTGGGCGACCAGCTCGGCCTCGCGGGCAGCGTAGATGGCGTTGGTCTTGGCGGTCGACGCCTCCGCGCGCTTGGCTGCGGTGGCGTCGAGCTTGGCGTTCTGCTCGGGGGTGTAGAGCTTGTCGATCTTGACCTTGCCAACTCCGGAGCCGCCGCACAGGAAGCAGACGTACCCGCTGTGGTTCCACTCCGGGCGGCCACCAGCGCCGCCGCAGCGGGTGCACTTCGACGTGTAGCTGTAGCCGCCGGTGCAGTTGGCGGTGCGGGCGGTGCCGGTGCGGGTGAAGAGTTGGGTCATGTCGATCTCCGTTGCGTTGCTGATGTAGAGATTCTAACTTCAAGTTTGAGCCCCGTGGGGCTTTTTCTTCAACTATTTTTACGCCCCGGTCAGGTTGTCGGCCTCGACCGCGTGGTCGAACAGCCACACGTCAGCGACGCCTTCGAGCGTCTCGGCAAGGTCGACAAGCGTTTCCGCGTGCTTGCGGTGGGCGCTGATGTAGCGCAGCGTGTCTACCGCCTCCTTGAGCAGGTAGCGCATGCGGTCGAGCTCGGCCTCCTGGTCCGCCAGGGC